CATCTTTCCACCTTGCATAGCGAGAGAGTGCTATGAAGTTTTGATAATCTGTCGGTAAGTAATTATTTATCATTTTCTACTCCATTGTTACTTTCATATGTTTTATATTTACACCCTCTAAATCATGGTATAATTCTCGTGTATAATCTTCAAAATCTTCTGTTACATCTCCATCAGAAGGAATAGGATACTCTTCAGGGTCTACATTTAGGGTAATCATTATCTTTACTCTAATCATCATGCGTTACCCTCGGTGTCTGTATTAAATGACAGATATACAACGTTGTCATCTTTATCTACTACTTTAGCTTTTTCTTTTGAGTTTATATTCTCATACTCATCAGCCTTTGCCTCTAACTTATCTCTTACATAATCATCTTCTTCCATGACAGGGATAGAAGAACATATAGTTCTGCAAAAAGACATGAGAGAATAAAAGTCATCATCATTCAATGGGTTCTCATGAGATGACATAATAGTTACATCCACTTGACCTGTCCATAACCTTCTAGGGTCTAGTTGTGGTCTAACACTAATTAGAAAATCTTCAGGTCTCATACTTCTTCTAAATTCTTTCATTTTTTTACTCTCCTCTTAGGTTTAGTCTTATATCTTCTTACGATTTTAGCACCTTTAAATTTTATAAATTTAGGATGTTTGTTTTTACCCTTTTCTTTCAACCAATCTTCAGGTATTATTCTATCGTAGTATCTAAAACCGTGTTTATCACACCATTGACCATAAGAAGATTTAGCACCCTTTTGCAACTTATTTTTACTATTTGTAAATACAAATCGTATATCCAAATCAGGGTGCTGTTTTTTTATAGCTATATGTTTCTTTCTATCTGATGCTAAAAATCTACCTTTAGTTTCTATTATTATACCATTATTCAATATAAAATCAGGGGTATAGGTTCGGTATGTTAAATCTTCCCATTCAATCTTAATACTTTCATAATCGTATTTGTATTTGATTGTATCAAGTGACATAGAAATATTAAGTTCTAAACCACTCCTATACCCATGCTTTATAGCATCTCTATGTACTTTGTGAGGAGACACTTAGAAGTTTCGCCACGTTATACCTGTAAACGGACTGTAGGAAGTGCTGTATCCTAAGTTCTTTAGTTCTTCCTTGACAGCATCCTCTGCTACTTTTCTAGCCTCTATAGCACTACGCAAACCTTCAGTACGTATTTCACGATACTGTTTTTTAGCCTCTGCTAGTTGCTTTTCCATTTCCTGTATTTCTTCTTTTAATTCATCCATTGACTTACTCATGCTTTTCTCCTTTCTAATTTTACATACTGAACCATTTTAGGTTCTTTAGCTTGAGACATCTGTGAAGGTAACTCTTCGAGAGTTTCCCAACAGTCTTGTCTGTATGAACAAAATGTACAGTTTTTACTTAAAACCATGTTACCTGTAGGTTTACCTCTAAAAGTTTCAGGCTCAGGTTCAAAGCATCGTACTAACTTATCTGACTCTGCAGACTTTATATTCTTTTTTATTTTATCAATCTCTTTGTTCATCTCTATGTAAGCAGGAACATATTTAAATTGACCATTAGCTTTGTTGACAACCCACCAACCACCTGCCTTTTTATTAGAGGCTTTTGCGTAACCTGCGAGTTGTCCTACGTAACCAAAGCTATCGCCTGAATGTAAAGTCTCGTAAGAATCAAACTTATACTTGTATGACCAATCAGATGCTGACTTAATATCGTCAACTGCATCATTCATAACTAAATCATACGTACCTGATATAGTATTATTTTTATCAATGTCAAGAGATACGGTATCACTATCTTCAAAATCTACTTTAGCTGACCTAAGAATAGCTTTGAACACAGCCTCAACTATATCCCCTATCATCATATTCATAACGAACGTAGTAGGTCTAGGTATTGCTGTCTCAGGTTTATTCTTCTCGTACCATAGCTGACAAGAGGGTCTACCAATATTAGACATACGAAACCTAAAAGTACTATCCCTCTTAGAGTTGAACTGACGATTCAATGCATCCTTTATATCGGATGCTACCTGCTCAATAGTCTTAGGACTCATGGCAGTTTCACCCTTACTAGCATTTTGTAAGTATTGATGAATCATCATTTCAGCAGGATGGTTCATTAAGCTACCTCATCATCTATATCTATGAACTCATCAACAGTTTGCATATCATCTTTACTGATATCATCCTTTGCTTTCATATCCCACTCATTAATTATATATGAATTGTAGTTTTCAATCCAAGCAATGAAATTAGAAAACATCTCTTGGTCTTTGTCATCAAGAGTGACAGCATTAATCAAGTCAAGACTAGCTGTAGGTAGATAAAAAGAATTACCATTAGGTAGCTTTCTTTCTTCCGTATTCAAAGATATGTTATGCTGAACAGGTAACTTCTTCATCTGTGCCAACTTAGCAAAAGGAATACCTAAAGTCTTGAAGGCATCTCTATTATCTATCTCCCATATAAAAGGATGGGAACTTGTATCTATAGAGTTACCTCTCTCATCTGTTGGTTTATCTAACTCGATAGTACCAAAGATAACACGAACACGTTTGATTTGCTTTATTAAGTCTTGTGTGGCTACAGGCAAAGCCTGAAAGTCTTTTATCCAACCTGAAGGTTTACCACAATTAAAACCACCCTGATTATCTTTCAAATCTATATTAAGATTATCAGCCATAATAGTCTTATGATAAATACCCATAGGGTCTCCTGCCTTTGCAGACATATTCTTAACAAATCTTTTGTACATAAATCTTTGTACAAATGGTCTTATCTTGGCTGACTTAGAGTAGAATATATTCTCGTCAGGAACATCTAACTTGTATGTTCCCCCTTCTACTACTTCCACATTAACATTCTTACCTTTAACTTCTGCCTCACCCATAATAGGTGAGTGATTAATTTTTAATCTAGGAAGATTATTTGTCTTCCCATCACTGCTACTGCCCTCGTTAGCAATACCCATTGCCTTAGCCATAGCACTATAATTGTTTGTATCTATTGTAACTAAATTACTCATATGTAATTCTCCTTTCTAAAAGTTTTATTGTTATATCACAAAACGTCTTTGGTGTCAAGCCAATTATTACCTATTTTTGCCTCTAGTAATAATGGAACATTCAAAGATATTGCAAACTGTTGCTCTATAAGAGCCTTCATGGTATTATTTATATTTTTTATAAGAGAGATAACAGTATCTATCTCATTTGGGTGTACATCAATTACGATAGAATCGTGTACACTATTTACAACTTTAGACTGTAATACTTCTAACTCCTTAGCTATATGTGTGAGTATGAGAGGTACAATATCAGCAGTAGCAAATGATTGTACAGGATAGTTCTTTATCTGCGTGAAGTGAGAGACAGAACCATCTCTGCGTCTGACTACATCAGGAAAACTAAACTCTCTGCCTGATGGTATTCTAACTTTACCTGTATTCATAACCTCTTTAGCCAATTTGGAGTGCCATAGTGCGATTCCTTTGTACTTTTGCGTGAAGTGTTTGTAATATGTAGCCTGAGAAGGTGTCCTGCCAAATCCTGTTGCTCCATACAAGGGAGCAAACGTGTGTGCCTTCGCCTCTTGCCGAGATGTTTTTTCACCTGCATCACTAATAACACGAGCAGTATAACTATGCACATCAAATCCATCTTCTATCTCCTTCATGGCAGTTTTATCTTGTGACAGGTATGCCGATACTCTAAACTCTAACTGTGCAAAGTCTGCCTCAAGTATCTGACCACCCTTCCAACGTGATACAAACACCCTTTTCACAGGGAATGTACCACCTCTAGGCATATTCTGCATGTTAGGGTCAGCACCACTAAATCTACCTGTAGCAGTTCGGTGCTGTAACAACCTAACATGTAGCTTACCATCAGGCTTGATGTGTGTGTTGATACCTTCAACAAAAGATGAAAGGTATGTATCAAGTGCTGATAGTCTCTGCAAGTCTGTGAGAAAGTTCATTGCGTCTGTCATATTCTTTTGTTTTGCTATACCATGCAACAAAGCTAAATTAGTTTTGTTTACACTAAATCCATTAGCACTAACCCACTTAGCAGTAGGAGCATTGAACTTTAATCCTGCAATAGTTTGCATAGGTACAAATAAATAACCAACAGCATCACAGTCACTACACTTGGTAGGTTTAGTAAATGGTGTACCATCTTTCCTAGTCTTTCTGTAATATCCTGTGCCCTGACAACTTTGACACTGCTGTGCTCTTGTCTTATATACAACATCAGAGTTTTGCTGTATTGTGTGCTTATAGTCAACCTTATCCATGTAGGGTGTAAAGCTATTTGCCCACATAGTCTTGTCGTGTGGCTTTCTACTGTATATAACCCAAGACATCTGCTCAGGACTATTAAGATTGATAGGTGTATCTCCCATCAACTGCTTTACTTGTTTATTTAAACGTATCTCTATGTCTGACTTCTCTTTCTCAAACTCACTACGAACTTCATCCAACTTATCCTTATCTACATGAAATCCATTCTGATATATTCTAGCTAGAGTGATTGCAACCTTATTTGTAAGGACAACTGTATCCATCAAACTTGCATACTCTATAGTATTTAGCTTTCTATATATGACATCAGATAACTCTTGGGTAGCACGTAAGTCTGCAGACAGATATTCTGCTAACTCTTGTGGTGGTATCTCATCAATAGGAACTTTGTTAGCAAAGTATTCCTTCATTGTATCTTGCTTTTTAGTATCTAAGTCATATCGAATAGCACATGCCTCAAGTGATAGAGGTTGTTTGTTGCCTCTCTGCAATACATACTCGCCAAGCATTGTATCAAAGACAGAACCATTGTATGTAAAGCCACACTCCCACAACCACAGTAGGTCGTGTACAATATTGTGTCCTATAAGGATGGTAGCATCATCTAGTAACTTTTGTACTCCATCAAAGTCATCCCTAAACAAATACTCCTCGCCTCTATCAGTTAGACATCCAACCATCACTAGCTTATTACTAGACTCAAAGGGGTCAAGATGCAACTTACCATCTCTATGTGTAACTGTATTTTCTACATCAAGAGTTAACTTCATGCCTCATACCTCGCTGTTATATAATCTAATTCGCAATGCACTGTGCCATGCCAACCTGTCAACTTATTCTTGACTACGTTTAAGTGTCTCTGTGCATCTTCTTCGTCTTGCCCTTCTACTTGTGGATTCTTGGCTATCAATATCATCAAGTCAGCCTCGGCAGCCTTACCTGTACGACTACCTTCCATCATAGCTTGGTTAAGAATCACTTTACCCTCTGCCTCTGCTGACAACTGCGACATGTATAGTACAGCACAGTTGTATGTCTTGGCTATCTGCCTTGCGTGTATGGCATTAGCTTTCAATGCCTCATCATGCCTTGCAAATCCTGCAGTGGTAGCAAACTTATCTCCCATGTCAAGTACAAGTATGTCAGGCTTTTCTGCCTTACACACACTCTCAACCCAAGCCATATCTCTGTTTGATGCATCTCTAATCCTGATATTCTCAAACACAGGCTTGTACTTTTGCAATGCAGTCTCTTTATTCTTTGTAATCTCACTAATCTTCATACCTGTAGATGCAGTCAGATAACGTACACCAACTCTGTGATAGCTTTCTTCATTACAGAGTATAATACACTTTGCACCTTGATGAGCAAATCCATTTGGACTAGCAATCAAACTTGCATGGAAAGATGTCTTACCTGTATTAGGTCTAGCACCTATCTCAATAAGATGACCTGCATTGATGCCATCAACTTTACGTGTGAGACTTGGTATATTAAATGACCATCTAGCCTCTAGGTCATTCTTCTCAAGTAGAGTATCAATAGTAATGTCATCCCACTCAATATTAAGATTGGGTGTGAAGTCATCAGCATATAACTCAAGAATATTTCTAAGGGGTTCAAGAGAGGACTTAGCACCATTAACGTAATCAAAACCAAGATTGGCAATATCCTCGCCAACAACTTGCTGAAACAACTTAGACAATACTTCTTGTGCAATATCTTCTCCAAGTGGTACTTCCTTCTTTATTGTGTTGAACAGTGATGAGTAAGCCTGCTTTTGTGCAGTAGTCATAGATGCATTATTTGCTAGAAACAAAGCCTCTATCTCATCAGGGGTAACTGTTCTCTCATATCTATTGATTGCTTGGTCTAGTGCCTGTTTAATCTTACGCACATCTTTACTAAACAATCTGTCAGGACACTTTGCACCTCTATGTGCATCATAGAATGGCTTGTCCATCAAACTTCGTATTAATGATAATTCCATGTTGGTTACTCCTTTGGGGTTAATAATTCTAATTGTTTATAATCTTCTTCTTTCCTATATTTTAAATCGTCTTGTACTCGTAGTACCTTAACGTCATTCACATGACCTCGTAATTCTTTCGCAAAAGCTAATGTCTTTGGCAAGGCATCAGGGTCTAAAGCTATTATAGCAGTCGAGAACTGTGAGAGATATTTCTTATGTGCCTCAGCTAATGATGTACCCAACACTGCTACCCCAACATATACCTCATTACCTACTGCTACTGCACTCACACAGTCCTCAACAACTACTGCCACCCTACCACATCCATGAGTAAAAGGCAAGTTATTTCTTCCATACCTTTTCCATTTGGGTAAACGAGACCCTAGTGCCCTTCCTGTGGCATCAACCATTTTATCATCGTGGAGAATAGGAAAGACAACTCTGTCATCTTTCACATCATAAAACAGTTCTATCTTGGACATATCTATACTCCAAGACGCACACCAAGAAGTGACACTAGGTCTATCCCCATGTGGTAATACGTACTCAGGCAATGTAAAATCATTTACATCATCATCAAGTACACTTGGGTCTATGGCATCCCTTATATCTTCTACAGACAGGTGGATACGTGTTGAACCTGATAACTTACAGCTAGACTTGTAACAATTCCACAAGATTCTACCCATATTATTCGTTACTGTAAAAGTTTTGTATCCATTACAACTAGGACAAGATAATCTTTTAGTCTCTCCTATACCTAACTGTAAATCATTTATATAATTATATATATTCATAATATATCATTTTCCCTGTCGGCATTTATAATGCTTATACCATAATTTTTTCTAGTTGTCAATGCATTTTCTGCACTAGCATACGTATTTTTCATGTAAGGCTTTACACTATTAGGATTAGCATGACCTGTAACAGACATAATCTGACCCATAGAAACTCCTGCCTCAACCATTTCTGTAGTTCCTGTCCTACGTAAATCAGCTATTCTAAGCTCATTAGGTAAGCCACAGAGCCTCATAACCCTTCTTGCTATCTTGGATAGCCTATAAAGAGTATAAGGCTTGTATGAGCCTCTAATCGCCTTTGGACAGGGTGCAACATATTCTTGGAATCCGTAGTCATTCTTCTGTTGACTTAACATTTCAAGCAATTCATCACTAATTGGTAGGTGTACGACTGCTCTTCGCTTAGATTGTTGCAAATTTAACACACGATTATCAAAATCTATGGAAGTAAACTTCAAATTTCTCATGTCTCCTACTCGTTGACACCATTCGTATGCCATTTGCACTATCAAACCCATACTTCTGTACTTAAAATCTGCATAAGCATAGTCAAGAAATTGACAAACTTGGTCTTTTGACCAAACTACTTTGCGAGGTTGTGTTGGTTTACGTTTGAAAGTAGAGAAAGGGTTAGTCTCTGCGTACTCCATTTCCATTGCGAATCCAAAAAGTCTTCGTGAAACAGAGCAAGTGTAGTTTGCCATAGGAATACCTCTTTTTAGCCA